GCTGCCCGTAAACGTGCGGAAGACCTTAATAACGTTAAACAGACAATTGCCAAGCGAATGTCTCAGCGTCCTCAACAGACGTTGGACCCAGGTATTGTTCAAAATGCTCAACGGTGGATTGAATCTAAACCGTGGTATGATGTAACGGGTAAAGACGAGGATAGTCGAGTAACTCAATCTATTGAAGGTGGTATGGCTTCTCAAGGTTGGGACCCACGTCAACCGGAATATTGGAAAGAACTGGATACTCGATTGCAAAAATATTTGCCACATCGATTTAACACGAGCTATACTGGCTCTAATACATCCACCAAAGGAGAAAAACCAAGACCCCCGACTGAAAGTTCTAGTCAAGGTGCTACAAAACCAACTTCCGGGTATCGGCTATCGCCTGAACGAGTTAAGGCAATGAAAGATGCAGGTGTGTGGGATGATCCTTCGGCAAGGCGCGAAATGATCAAATCGTACATTGATTATGACAAACAATCTAAAGGTTAAGGAGATTCAAAATGGATGAACGTATGGTTAAAAAGTCTGACGCAGGTTCTAGGAACATTCGTAGCGATGTTCGTGAAACTACGGAAGACGTATTGAGTACCTCCCAACAACGTCGCAAGATGTTCAGGGAGTTTGGTCAAGAAGCACTGCCTACCCCGCCCTCCAAACCCGGTTGGCATTATGTATGGCTTTCGACAACGAATCAGTATGACCCGATTTATAAGCGTGTAAAGATGGGCTATACCCCGGTGAAAGCAGAAGAAATACCTGGATTTGATCATTATCGGTCTAAATCTGGTGAATACGAAGGTTGTGTTTCGATGAATGAAATGATCCTCTTTCAAATTCCCCAAGAGATATACCAAGAGATCATGGAAGAATTTCACTATCATCGCCCCAACGAGGAAGAAGAACGTATTCGTAGCAATGCTATCGAAGCGATCAAAGATTCCGGTGGTAAGCGTCTTGGTGGTTTCGACAAAGATGACGAAGGATTCTCTAGTCTTTCGCCAAATGTAAAAATCCCTGTTTTCAATTGAAAGGAATCTAAATGTCCACTACTGCACTTGGCTTTGGTTTCCGGCTAGCTCGTCAGCCTACGGTTCACGGTATTGCTCGCCGTTTCCCGATTGCTTCTGGTTATGCCGCAAACATTTTCTCGGGTGATCCCGTTTCTCTCGCTGGTACTGCAACTGGTGAAGGTACGATTGAATTGTCCACTTTGGACGGTTCGCGTACTGGAACCATCGCCGCGATGCCTATCCTTGGTATTTTCGCAGGTTGCGAATACACCGACTCCACTGGTAAACCGATCAAGTCTGCTTATTGGCCTACTGGCACTGCTCAACTCTCGGGCACTACCGCTTGGGCGTTGGTATACGAAGGCGACCAAAACGAGTTTGAAGTCATGGCTGACGGTGCAATTGCCCTGAGCGACATCGGTTCTCAAGCTGATTGGTCCAATGGTTCTAGTCCTTACGGTTCCACTTCGACCGGCGTTGCAAGTTGTACCGTTTCTGCGACTCCTATTGCCGACAATTCGACTGGTGGTTTCCAGATCATCGACTTTGTTGAAGATGGCAAGAATACCGCAGGCGACACTTACACCCGTGTCATCGTTCGTATTGCTAACCCGCAGTTGGGTCGCGCCGCTCGTGTCGTTGAGAATGACGCTGGCACTGCTTAATAAAGGAGAATGAATAATGGCAACCCCAATGCGCGTTACTGATTTCCGTAATATCGTTGAACCGATTCTAAACAAATCGTTTGATGGTGTTTATGATCAACGTAAGGACGAGTGGAAACAATTCATGACCGAAGAAACGGGTACCCCCCGTTCTTATCATGAAGAAGTGATGCTGTACGGTATGGGTGCTGCACCCGAACTGCCGGACGGTCAAGCTGTTACCTATCAGTCCGGTGGTCAACTGTACGTTACTCGTTATCAATACAAGGTCTACGGTCTGGCTTATGCTCTGACCAAAGTTCTTGTTGAAGATGGCGACCACATCCGTATCGGTACGACCTTCTCCAAGCACTTGGCTCAATCTATGGTTGAAACCAAGGAAACCGTTCTGGCTAATCACCTGAACCGTGCTTTCACTTCTGGCTACAACGGTGGTGACGGTGTTGTTTTGTGTTCTGCTTCCCACCCCACGGTAGGCAGCACTCAGTCCAATGTCCTCGCTACTGCGGCTGTTCTGTCCCAGACCTCTCTGGAGCAGATGCTCATCCAAATCCGCAAGGCTGAAGATAGCAACGGCAAGAAGATTCGCATCACCCCGAAGAAGCTTATTATCTCCCCGGATAATGTCTTCCAGGCTGAAGTGATTCTGAAGTCCGTTCTCCGTAGCGGTACTGCCAACAACGACATCAATGCTGTGAAGTCTATCGGTATGTTGTCGGATGAATCCGCTGTGGTTAGTCGTCTGACTAGCTCTACCGCTTGGTTCGTGCAGACTGATGCTCCTGAAGGTCTGAAGGTTCTGAAACGTCGCGCTCTTGAGAAAACCATGGAAGGTGATTTCGAGACTGATTCTGTTCGCTACAAGGCCACTGAGCGTTATGGCTCAGGATGGACCGACTGGCGTCAAATCTTCGGCACCGCTGGCGTTTAATTGAAAATGGGCTGACTTCGGTCAGCCCTAAACCTTTAGGAGAATGAAATGCCGATTGAAAATCCGCTGACTTCCCGATTTCCAAACGGGATCACTACCGCCGCTGAAGGTCACCCTTTAGCTAGCATCGGTATCCCGTACCCCATGAAGTATATTGTCTTGTTCGAAGACTTCATGTACGGGTTGAATGCAACTACGTCTTCAACTATCACTTGGGGGTCTGTTGACGATGGTGGCACTGGTACAAACGCCTTCCAAGATGCTCTTGGAGGTATTTACAATGTCGTAACTGCTGCTGCCGATAATGATCATCATGCGATGGTAACTCAGCAAGAGAACTTCAAATTCACCGCTGGTAAACGGTTGTGGTTGGAAGCTCGTGTTAAGGTTGCTGAAGCTACGACTAATGAGTCTACTTGGTGGGTAGGTCTTACCGACACTACCACGACAGGTGGTATGCAAGCCAACGCAGCAGGTCCGCTTGCTTCTTACGACGGCGCTTTGATTTGGAAGACTCCTGAAACTGCAATGACTTTGAATTTTGAAGTCAGCGATGCGGGAACTCAGTCTACTACGAGTGCGTTTGCGACTTCTGTCACAGACACCTGGACCAAAGTGGCGTTCTATTTTGACGGGATATCTACTGTTACCCCTTACGCTGCTGTGAATGGTAGTGATACTTGGGTGATGGGGACTGGTCAAACTATTACCCCTGGTAATTTAGATGAGATGCACACTGTTTTCGGTATTAAAGCTGGACCGACTGCTGCTGCTGAAACTCTTCAGATTGATTACATCCTGGTTGTTGCAGAACGGTAACAAACTCTCCCGCTTCGGCGGGAGATATATTTTGGGAGTAAGTAATGCGTCCTATCAAAATCTCTATTGCGCCAGTTACTATCAAAGCGGCAGGTTTTAACGCGAACGCATTGACTGGTGCCGGTCCTTGGACCCCGACGACCACAGCGACAGCAGACGGTCTTGGGCACAAAGTCAGTATTGTCAGTACGTCGAATTTGTCAGGTTTGTCGTTTACTTTGACAGGTACGGATGTTGATGGAAACGCTATTACTGAAACAGGTCTAACTGGTCCAAACAATGCAACTGTTACTGGCACCAAATACTTCAAAACTTTGACCGGGGTTTCTTCTTCAACAACAGCAGGGGCGGCTACTTTTGGTCTAGGTCATGCTGCGGCATCCGTCAGTCAAACTATCCCCATCGAATGGCGATCTAACGCCAGTGCCTCGTTGATGGCGGATATCAGCGGAACGATTAACTTCACTCCACAGCAGATTGCAGCCAATATTTTTGATATTGCAAGTCCTAGTAACAGTGCTGCGTGGAGCCAAGCTATTGCTGCTGGAACGGCTGACGTTGCTGGTACTGCGACCCTTGGTTCAACCGCTGTTCGTATCTTGACGAATACTGTTACAGACACTGCGACGTTGGACTTCTACATTTCGCAACCTTCCGGCTATCCGTCGTAATGCGACCTGAAGAATACGGTTGGTGTTCTGAGCGTGATTTGACGCATCAGTGCGCGACGTGTTTCTGGGTATTGCAACAACACCGTCTGGCCTGTTGTGAATTTGATCGTGGGGAGTTCCCTCATGCCGCGCATTGTGACAAGTACCAAGAGGAAAAGCCGGAATGATCAGCCCCCACTTCTCACGTGAAGAGTTCGCTTGTGCATGTGGTTGCGGATTTGCCGCAGTTGATCACGAACTTCTTTGGGTGCTGGAAGACGTTCGTACCACATACGGTAAACCTGTTCACATTAACAGTGGTTGTCGCTGCAAAGAACACAATGCACGTGTGGGCGGCGAAGAAGATTCGCAACACATGAAAGGGACGGCTGCTGACATTACGGTTGAGGGTTTATCCCCTGCCAAAGTGCAGCAGTATCTGACCAGCAAGTACCCTGGAAGGTACGGTATCGGTTCGTACAAGAACTTCACGCATATCGATGTCAGGCCGCGCATGGCGAGGTGGACAAAATGACCGAAGTGCTCAACAACTGGTTCACCGCATTCTGGGACTTCCTGGACACGCGCGGAATCATTCGCCGTTCAGTTCTTGGTATCAGCATCTGGATGTTGTGGGTGCAAGCTGAATGGGCACATGAGTATTCATTAACTGCCTTAGCTCTCGGTAAGTCAGACGCAGGCGTTGCAGCCATCCTTGCCGCCCTGTCTGCCCCCGCGACGTTACTTGTCGGCTATGTGTTCAAAAACTACTTGGATAGCAAATGATCGCAGAACAAATTCCAATCCTTTTAGCTTTCGGCGTGCCAATGGTGATAATCGCGGTTGTTGCATTGGTTTATTTGGTTGATTTCAACTCGGGTGACAAATGACATGGGTTTCCTCGCACTCATTCCCCGCAATGTTTGGATCGGTTTTGCTGCTACCGTTTGTATTATCGCTGGCCTTTCTTGGGGTGTTATGGTTATTCGCTCTGACGCTACTACTGAGTGCGAGGATCGGCATAGATTACTTGCTGCGGCTCAGGCAGAGGAGGCGCATCAGCAGTATCTTGCGGGCGTCGAGGCGGGAAACCGACTCAGTGCGAAACTTGCAGAAACCCAACGGAGGCTAGATGAAACTCGATCTGAGTACCTTAAGTATGCCAACGCTATTACTGGGGTGTGTGACCCTTCTGTCCGGGTGCTGGTGGAGTACGCCAGTGGCGCTAAAACCGGATTGCCCACAACCCCCGACCCATCTACTCCAGCGACCCCTGCCGAAAGTGCCGCTGATCTTGCCTACCAGGCCGAAGTCACCCGAGCCATTGGGGTCAATGTTGCCGAAAACTACTCCCGACTCGACAAATGCCTTGCCGAATTCAACGCGGTCATCGACTGGCACGTTCGACCAAAAGAGATTGTGAAATAGACCAATTTTATTGCCTGTAGTTTTATGTTAAACTGCTCAGTATTGTTTAGGAGTGTAAAATGACTGTTGGTCAAACATCCGTCAAAATATCAACAATACTGGATACGGCCATGCGCCGTATTGGCCTTTCTGCTGAAATACAAACCCCCGAGATAGTCGAAATAGCTAAGAACAATCTGTATTTTGTTCTTATGAATCTTCACAATCTGGGGATGAACCTATGGTGCCTTGAAGAGCAATTTCTTGTTCTTTCAGAAGGCAAAAGTCATTACACACTGTCTGACGGTACAATTGACGTAACAAACGCCAATTACCGCACATTGACTGAAGTCAGCGGGACAGATACGACTCTGGGCGACATAGTAATAACAGAATTTGCAACTGCGACTGATGTCAGAATGGTTTATATCGACACTATCGCAACATCGGTAACAGTTTCTATTTCTGATGACGGTATAACCTACACCGTCATTAAAACGATTGTTCCAACAGAAACGGCAGCGTGGTATTCGTTGGACGGTATTGTTGGTACGACGTTTGTAAAACTACGAGCTTCTTCTGTCGTTGATATAACTGAAAAGAAGTACATTTCAAGCTATCGTGATGTTCCTATCTATCGTTTGAATAGGGACGATTATTTGGCATTGCCGAATAAGCATTCGCCCGGTACACCGTTGCAATACTGGTTTGATCGTCAGTTGACGCCGGTTATGGTCACATGGCCTGTTTGTGATGCGACTGCTGCAAACAACACGGTTCAACTGTATCGGCAGCGTCAGATTGCCGATATTGGTTCGCTTACAGAAACATTAGACATTCCGCAGCGTTGGCTGGATGCGATCTGTTGGCAATTGGCTAAAAACCTGTCGTTTGAAATCATTGGTGCGCCACAAGAACGTATCGGATTATGTACCACAATGGCTCAAAATGCCTTGGCTGAAGTACAGATGGAAGAACGAGATAACTCTCCCGTGTCGTTGATACCGAATATCGGCGTCTACAACTACTAACATGTCGCTATTTCATTCAATCGACAAACACAGTCCCACGCTAGGGGTATGTATGCGGTGTAGATTGAAAAAGCAACGGTACGAACTACGGGGTGATCCTAACTCTCCTGGCCTGTTAGTTTGTAAATCTTGTTCAGACGACCTTGATCCTTATCGCAAGCATCAAAGAGAACCTGAAAATATTACGGTTCACAGACCTTCACTAGATGAGGCGTTAGATGGCTGAAGCACTTACCTACAATTCTTTGATTTCTGATATTCAGCTTTACGCTGAAAGATCAGACGCTGAGTTTTCTGCACAAATACCTCGATTCATAATGCTGGCTGAAAATCGTTTGGCTAGCGAAATACGGGGTCTAGGTTATCTTAGAATAGCGAACTTCACGTTAAGTCTTGGCAACCCTGTTATTGAGAAACCTGCCCGTTGGAGAGAAACTGAGAGTCTTTCAATTGACGTTGGTAATTCCAAGAAGTTTTTGAAACTGAGAGGGTTACAATACCTCCAGTCATATTGGCCTGACACCTCGTTAAAAGACGAACCATCCTTGTATTCAGACTACGATTACGAACATTGGTTGATTGCTCCGACCCCTGATGCGGGTTATTCGGCAACGGTCAACTATTACGAAAGACCGCAACCGTTGGATGCGTCAAATCAAACCAATTGGACGACACAATATGCGCCGCAGTTGTTGCTCTATGCGACGTTGCTAGAGGTTCAACCGTTCTTGAAGACAAGCGAACGGTTGCAAGAATTCCAGATGATGTTTGACCGTGCAGCCGCAGCAGTCAACAAAGAGAACGTAAGCAATATGACAGATAAGTCTTCTAACAGGGGCCAAAAATGACAACCTATTCCGATGTTTTTGGTTCAAATACGGTAAATCCGTCTAGACAGACCTACTCTTCGCAGACATTCACTACGGACTCTACGCTGCAATGGTCGTTCAATTACGATGGAACGGGCGGTTATATATCTTCGATAATGGATATAACTTGTTCCGCTGGTCTTATTTTGACGCTTCCGTTTGCATCCGAAGTCAGTAAAGGTGAGGATTTTCTAGTTCGTAACATCGGGACAAACAGCGTAACCATTGTTGATTCTATCGGCAACACTGTTACAACTGTTTCTAGTGGTGTAGCCAAGTATATCTTTGTAACTGACAATAGCTCAGAAGCGGGTACTTGGGCAGTTGTTTCTTATGGTGTTGGCTCATCTTCAGCCGATGCAGCCTCGTTGATCGGTTATGGTATCAAGGCTGTTTCAACAAGTTTGAACCAAGCTCACCCTGTCGTTACTTCTGCCGCAGGTATAACCATAGATACAAGCTATCGTTCAAAAGTATTGGTTCATACCGGTGGTGTCGCCACCTACACGTTTTCCGCAGTGGCAACATTGGCCGACGACTTCTTCCTGTTGTTCAGAAATAGCGGAACAGGGACGGTCACATTAGACCCGAATTCAAGTGAATTGATTGACGGTGCTTCTAGCATCACGATCCAACCCGGTGAATCTCTAACAATAGCTTGCTCAGGTTCAGCGTTATATTCGATTGGATTGGGCAAATCCGTCCAATACAATTTCACTCAATTGACAAAAGATGTTTCGGCTGGAGGAACTATAACGCTTAGTCCTACCGAAGCGTCTAACAAACTGTTGACATTCACAGGTACACCATCGGCCACAGTAACCGTTATTGTCCCTCCTGTAGTTGCGATTTACTACACGTATAACAATTGTTCAACTTCAAACAGTGTAATCGTCAAGACTTCGTTAGGTACAGGGGTAACTGTCGCTCAGACATCTAGAACTATCGCTTTTTGTGATGGAACAGACATTGTTTCTGCACAAAGTACCACTGTCGTATCTTCAATTAGTGCTACCGATGGTTCCGCTGCCTCTCCTGCTATAAACTTTGCAACTAAGACTAACACAGGTATCTACAAGTCTTCTTCTCAAGATTTAGGGATAGCTGTCAACGGTACTTCGGTTGGTGTGTTCACATCAAACGGTTTGACAACCGCCGCGTCAGGAAACCTTATAGCAACCAATTTGAACGCTGCTCTTGCTGAGTTACAAGGTAGCATTGATACCATCAGTACAACGTTGGTAGTGTCCGATAAGACCACTGCGTATTCTGTTGTGGCTAATGATGTTGGCTCGATAATTCGCACAACATCTGGATCAGGGGCGATAACGCTACCATCTTGTGCTGCAATAGGCGTTGGATTTAATTTCTATTATTACAATTACGGTGGAGGAAGCCCTATAGCGATAACTAGAGTAGGAAGTGATACGTTTGCTACAGGGGACAATTCGTGGAGTGTACCGATTGGACAAACTGTAAGAGTTGTTTGTGTGGATGCTTCCGCGTCAGGTAAGTGGTCGATAGTACAAGCATCTGGAATCGGTTCAGGAAGTTTGTCAGTATCACTAGGTGCTTACGCTCAGTCCACAGGCACCTGTACTGTCGCTATCGGCTATAATTCTGCTGGTGCTGGAACTAACGCTACTGCAATAGGAACAGCGACTGCTTGCAGCGGCGTCAAGGGTGTAGCCCTTGGGGATTCGGCCAACTGTGCTGCTAATTATGGAACAGCCATTGGTTCTAATGGTTCAGGAAGCGCAGCCGTATGCGCTACAGGAGCAGGTTCTGTAGCAATCGGTGGTTCTTACTCCGTTGGCGGGGATTCGTTTGCTGCCGTAATAACCAACAACACTGCTTCTTATGGTGCGACTGGGGCGAATGGTATTGCGATTGGCAAATTAGCTAAAGCAAGCGGGGTAGACTCGATAAGTATTGGAACCAGTACAATAGCGAATCAAACTGGTGCAATAGCTATCGGTTCTTCTAGTACTGCAGCATCGCAATACTCTGTGGCGATAAATGGAGCTAGTGTTAGTACCTCTAATTCAAAATATTCATGCGCGATAGGTGTTGGGGCTTCTGTAGCTAGTATCTATGGTAAATATGCGTTTGCTTCTTACTATACGCCTGCCATTGGTGGAGGTACAGCAGGTCAAATGGGGACAACCGTTCTCGGTACAATTACAACCAATGCGACCCCTACTGCATTAACATCGGATACCAGTACAGTAAGTGCGTACAATCAAGTAGTCTTACCGAACGATTCGACTTACGCATTCACTATCCTTGTCGTTGCCCGTCGTACTGATGCGGATAATGAATCAGCAGGATATGAGTTTAAAGGTGTTATCGATAGGAACGGTTCTGCTGCAACGACTGCTTTAGTTGGTTCTGTTACGAAAACAGTATTGGCAGAAGATACTGCTGCATGGGATGTCAATGTGGCAGCAGATACAACCAACGGTGCGTTGGCTATAACCGTGACTGGAGAAGCAGCGAAAACCATTCGATGGTCAGCTACCTGCTGGACATCTGAGATAACTGGATAAGGAGTATCAAATGGCGATAAAAGTAAACGTATCTAATTCAAAGTATGGCGTACCGTTCAACGGAGCCTATTTTCGTATTGTATCCGCGCAAGTTAGTAGGACCAGAAACCCGTTGAGTAGGTTCACGGTTACTATTGATGTTGCTGGTTACGCTTCTGAACCGATCAATGATGAAATAGCAGAAGTTGATTTTCGCAGATACCACGTACCTTACTCAGAAGTAGCTGCAATAACTGGGGAAGATATCTTTGTAAAATGTTATAGTTGGTTGATGTTGCAAGATGACATGGCGGGCTCAGTTGGCGTTTAATGTGCTATACTTAAACCAGTTCAGGCAACGAAACTGTGGCCGACGTTGATACATACAGTTTACGGAAACCACTATGTCTGAAATTCAAAAACTATCACTGTTATCTTCAAAACCCGGAATACTAAGAGATGGGACTCTGCTCGACGGTGAAATGTATTCAGACGGGCAATGGGTTCGTTTTCAACGTGGTCGTCCTAAAAAGATCGGTGGTTATTCTTTAATTTCAGACCGTATTTCTGGGCCTACCAGAGACAATATCGTTTGGTCCCGTGGTGATCAGATCAATATCTTCTCATTTTCTAACTCGAAAATAGAGATGATTCAAGTTGATAACAACGGCAGCGGTTCTTCTGTCTCTGATGTAACCCCTTCTTCTGATTTCACAGGCGATACTGATTACCTGTGGTCTACAGATTCGATGTACGACGCTGCGGCAGGAAGTACCAAATCAATCGTACTGGCTGTTCCTACAAAAACAGCGTTGAATATTGACGATTTGACCGAGCATAAGTTGATTGTCGGTGCTGCTGATGGTTCTTCTGCTTTTACAGTTATTTCAGATGCTAACGGTGTGGCTAGTGGTGGCTGTTTTGTTTCAGCGCCCTACGCAGTGCTGTATGGTTCCGATGGAAAGGTCACTTGGTCAAACGCCAACGAACCTCAGAACTATACGACGGGTGATGCTGGAACAGCGCGTGTTTCAGGGGCCAAGATCGTACAGGGTTTCCCTATTCATTCAGGTTCGGGTGCGGCAGGTTTGCTATGGACTTTGACGGAATTGATCCGAATGGACTACATCGGTGGTCAAGCTATATTCAGGTTCTCCCGCGTAGGTTCTTGCTCCATTGTTGCTCAAAATTCAGTCATAGAATACGACGGTGTTTTCTATTGGATAGGTATCGACCGTTTCTATGTCTCAGAAGGTGGAACAGTCAAGGAGATACCCAATAACGTCAATTTGAATTGGTTGTTTGACAACCTTAACTACGAGCATCGCAATAAGATTTGGGCTATGAAGGTGCCAAGGTTTGGTGAGATTTGGTGGTTCTACCCAAGGGGTGATGCTACGGAATGTTCACATGCCATAATCTACAACGTGCGCGAACAAACGTGGTACGACTGTGAATTAGACCGTTCATCTGGCTATTACTCGCAAGTGTTTCAGTATCCGATCATGTGTTCTTCTAACAAAGGAACGATAAGAAGCATTGGTTACACGATAACAACGGGCGAATTCGTCATTGGAAACAGCATAAAAGGGTCCACTTCCGGGGCAATTGGGAACATTGTTGCCAATGGTAGCGCAACGTCTTTTCATGTCAAATTGATTGGATCGACTGAATTCTCTGTCGGTGAAAACTTCACAAAGATAAGCACAGACGCCGATACAGGAACGACTGACGTTGGCGTTGTAACCAGCACAACTGAACTCTATAAACTGTTCTTGCATGAACGTGGCAGAAATGCCGTAGATGACGATCAAGAAAGTGCCATAGATAGCTACATAACGACTGCTGACTTCGGATTACCTGCCAATCAAGGTGTGAACCGATTGACAAGATTGGTTCGTGTTGAACCTGACTTTTTGCAAGAAGGTTCCGTTGACCTCAGTGTCATTGGTTACGATTATGCCAATTCTCAACCGATTGAAGACGGTCCATTCTCATTTGATGCAACAACAGAAAAGATAGATTCACGTATTCAAAAGCGTCACATACTTTTGAAGTTTAGATCAAACGAGTTAAATGGTTTTTACGAAATGGGTAAAACCATACTTTGGACTGAGCCGGGAGACGTAAGACCATGAGCTTAACGCATCGTAATTCTGGTAGAAGTGCAGCTATTGCCGCCCAACAAGCCGCTCAACGGGAGGCCGCTCAACAAACGGAACTCCCTGATTGGACCAAATCTTATATTGAAAAGTATGGAAGCGATGCAGGTAACCTTGACTATCTTAAAAACTTTGCATCTGATGCTACTGATTCTAGACTCGGGTATTATGGTTTTGGTTCATTAGAACAGTTTGTTCCATATGATGATAAAGGTTACTATGATTCGATATATGGAACAATACCGACTTCATTCGGTTTTAGTAAATACTATAATCCCGACACACCAAGTTGGCAACAAAATTCTAACCCAAACGGGATACTTGGAGCCGCTTGGACAGGTGATCAATGGTATCTTCCTTATGAAGTCGCTACACAAGCTCTCATGCAGGGAGACGCTAGTGGTGTAAACCAACCGGGTGGAGGCGCAGCGGCTTCATCAAACGCTAGGTACACATTATTAGATGATACTACTCTGAAAAATGCTAGATTGACACATTTATCAGGTGGTGATTTTTTAAATTATGTCAATTCTTTAGAATCAGGATATAATAACCAATTTAATGATTTAGACCTTGGTTATCTATTTTCTCCAGAAGAATATAGTAGTTTACTATCAAAAGGTAATGCAACACCCTTTGAAGCTTCACAAATCATAAATGGACCGGCAGGTAAGTTTAATGTAATGCCTGAAGATTATGGTAATAGGTTAAGAGTTTTCGGAGCTGACCAATTTAAAGCTATGGAAAAAGATCCATGGTTTTATAAAACTCCAGAAAAGAATCAAGATTTAGTAACTACTAAACCATTGATAAATGGGCAAGGTGTTAGTGTTGCTTCTGGACTTGGTGAATATTTTCTACCGTCTTCAGCTTATTCGCAGTCTTACGGCGGAGATGCTAGTAAAGGAACTGGAGATTGGAGAGGTGTTTGGGGATCTGTTTACAGCCCAAATATAAATCCAGACGGAGGTTATTCGTCTGAATCTAATACTAATAATTGGGAAAAAATAAATAACGATGATTCCCTTGGTTTTTTAGCAATATTAGGCAGTATTCTTTCATTCACACCTCTTGCACCATTGGGGTACGCATTACAAGCGGCGTCAGCCGTTGATAGTGGGAACGTATTAGGTGGGATAATGGCCGTTGCTGGATTGAGCGGATTAGGAGGCGCTGGGGGTCTGACAGGAATCGGTTCAGATGCAACACAACTTGCTTCGCAAGGATTAGGTGCTTCTCAAATTGCAGATATTTTAGGGCAAAGCTATGACCTAGGTTCTATCGGCTCAACTCTGGGAGGTGCTTACGGGGCTTTGTCTGGAACAGGGGCAGGGGTTTTAAGCAATTTAGGATTAAATGAAACGTTTGCAAATACTCTTGCGAATAGTGGAACTATGGGCGGTCTTCAAGCTGCCGTAGGAGGAAACGATATTGGGACAGGTGTTTTAGCAGGGTTAGCAGGAACAGGTATAAGTTCTGCAATTGGAAGTGGTATTAAAGAAATCGCCCCTAGTGGAACAGGGAGTTCTATCGGAAATTCATTATTGAGTGGCGCTGCAAACGGGTTATCTAGTGGGCTTACAAACAATCTTCTAGGAGGAGACGCAGGTATTGGTAATTCTATATTGAACGGAGTTATAGGTAGCGGTATTTCTAATGCAGCAGGTCAAGTTTGGAACGCTACAAAAGGTATATTTGAAACACCTAGTAGTTATCAACCGACAGGCATGACTGATGACGAGTACAACATCGCAACAGGTGTAGGTAATGGTGACTGGAGCTACTCCCCTTCCGATAATCCTAATTCTATCTACGATGCTGCGACAAATAACCCCGCAGCACAAAGTTTATTGGACCAAGTAAATTATCCTGTCGAAACTCCAAGTCAAAGTTTCCAACCGGAAGGCATGACTGACTACAACATAAACAATACCGCCACAGGAGTCGGGCAAGGAGAGGTTACAACACACCCTTATTCGCCACCTGTTGTAGAGACAATCGGTCATCCCCCGGAACCTGAATACTTTGCTCCTGACGAACAGACTACTTCGGTTGCGTCTGTTGCCAATGGTAACGACACTAATTGGGCAGACAGTGGTGCATTGGACATTCTTGGTACTTCGCCCGGTGGTACTCTCGATGCGTCCGATTGGTTACAAATGGCTGATCCATACGCCCCTGTAAACGATCCGTTTGGTCAAGATTTGCCTGATATTTATGACAACGCGACTACTTCTCAAGCTGTTGCAGGTGTTTTGGCAGGGATGACGGAAAAGCCCGATGCTAACGACATCAATTGGGACACTGTTGGAGACTTTGAAGGAAGCACGGTAAACGGACTAGACGACCCTTTCCCTGATTTCACCCCTGACTACAACATAAACAATGTAACTCCTATTGAAGACCTCAATCCTAACTACACGGTAGAACCGACGTATCCGATTGAAGACCTTAAGCCTGATTACAGTGGTGCTGACTATTCAACAATCGGAACCACAACTCCGACCCCAGACACATGGTATCCTGATCCTACGTTTGAACCGTCATTCCCTGACCCTGCCCCTGTCGATTACAGTACAGGTGTTCTTGGCAATCTCAGCACGACTGTTACACCGACGCCGGACACATGGTATCCCGATCCGACGTTCCCTGACCCAACAGTTCCTGACCCGGTAACTACAACCGATCCGATTGTCACACCACCTACGACAACCGTCACGCCACCTACGACAACGACGACACCTCCGACAA